GCCGACACCTGGCTGCTCGACAAACTGGCTGACGCTGTTCTGGCCGATCTCACAGTTGGCCCGCTGCCGATCAGCAAGAACAACGCCTACGACCTGATCGTGGACGTCAACACCCTGCTGACCAAGAAGAAGGTCCCGCAGCGTGACCGCTTCACCATTGTCAGCCCGGACATTCTCAATCTGCTGTCCAAGGACGACCGCTTCACCAAGCAGCCTGAAGTCCTGGCTAACGGTGTCGTCAACAACGCCAAGGTCGGCGGCAACACCATCGTCCAGACCGTCAACGCCCCTGCTCTGACCATCCTCGTCGTCTATCGCCCTGCTGCCGCTTTTGGCACCCAGCTGGACGAAGTTGAGGCCATGCGTTTGCAGTCGGCCTTTGCTGACGGCGTCCGCGGTCTGCAGGTCTATGGCGGCGGTGTGCTGCTCGAAGAGGGTATCGCTAAGATCACCTACAGCGTGATCGATCCCGGCTACCTGATCAACCTGGCTGTCGAATCGGCAGCTGGCGCGACCACCGGCAAGACCGCTATCACCATTGAACCGACTTGCCCGAGCGGCTACACGCTGGTCTACAAGACCGGTGCAACGGTCGCCTCTCCCGTCTATGACGCGGACCTGTCTACCTGGACGGCTTGGGATGGCGAGGCGGACATCACCGCCACCACGGGCCACATCATCGGCATTGCCTTCATCGATGCGTCGAGCAAGTGCAAAGCCTACGGTTACGACACTGTCGTTTCCAAAGCCTAATCCAGGCTAAAGGATAATCTGACCGACGGAGGGGCCCTCAAAAGCCCCTCCTGACCGTCTGATGAAGGGGGATGCAGCATGATTGTAACCTTGGCCCAAGTCAAAGCAAGGCTCGGGATATCCGAAGAGGACGGCAGCCAGGATGATGCGCTGACCCTGCGAATTCAGGCGTTGGAATGTGCGATCCGGGCCAGAACCAACAACAAGTTTCAGGACATCCGAGTGCGCAGCAGTGGCACGATGGCAATCGCCGCGGCAAGCAAAAGCATCACTGGCGATCTGTTCAATACCCGTGGCTTTCGAGGGGGCAACCTGATCGAAATCAACAGCATCCAGAACCGGGGGCTATTTACAGTAGCCACGGTGTCTGACTCACAGATGACCGTATCGGAAGCTTTGGTTGATGAAACAGATGCGATGCTGATCACCAAAGTGGTCTATCCGATGGACCTCCAGCAGGGCGTCCTGGACCTGATAAAGTACGATCAGGATATGCGCGACAAGGCCGGCATCAAGTCGGAGACCATCTCCAGGCATTCGGTGACCTACTATGACATGACAGCAGCCGAGAGCATGGACGGCTATCCGGCATCGATGCTGAGCTTTGTCGACAAGTACCGGAAGCTGAGGTGGTAAGGATGCTTGATGTTTCAAAGGCACCTCAGCTAAGTGTCGTTGCTGACACGCTGGCCCCGAACGGTATCGGGGGCATGGCTGCGACAACTTCGGTTGTGAAGACTATCCGGGGCTGGATAGATCTCCTATCGGGTGACGAGCGAACGGATAACCTGGCTGTCATGGAAGTCAGCACGCATGTGCTGATCACCAATTACCAGACAGGGATCACCCGGGCCAATCGGATAATCGATGAGGACGGCAATGAATATGACATCACACTGGTCGATGACCCGATGAAGCTGCATCGCCATCTTGAGATCTTTCTCAAGTTTACGGGGGTGAGGGCTTGACACTGATTGACAACAGCGACGCGGTAAAAGACGCCATCCGCGAGGTTCAAAAGAAATGGCTTTTTGCAGTTGGCGAGCTCTTGACCAGCGCGATCAGGCCGCTGATACCGGTTGACATGGGCAACCTCAAGACATCACTTGACTATCAGATTGATGAGGAAACCTTCGAACTGGTGATCGGCGTCACTCCCGAATATGCGATTTACGTCGAATTCGGGACCGGTGAGTATGCTGAAAATGGCGAAGGCCGCAAAGGCGGCTGGTCATATCAGGATCCAAAGACCGGCGACTGGGTGCATACTATCGGCAGCAAACCGCAGCCGTACATGCGCCCCGGCTATGAGAGTGTCAAGAATGATCTCATTGCTGTCCTGGAAAAATACCTGAATGAAATGGATCTGGATGGTAAGTACAAGATTAAGGTGGTGGAGGCATGAGAGAGAAATTCAGGGAATGGCTGTATCAGGTCATGAATTCTGTTTGCTCGGAGAGCTTCCTGGAAACCAATCCCAAGCAGGATATCGTGTATCCATACCTGGTCTATGAGACGACAGCATCCGACACCGAGCTGCAGGAACCTTTCATTGTTGACATCTACCTGGTTGATAACCAGAAAGACGACACAATCCGACTTGAAGCACTTGTTGACTCGATCAAAGAAAAATTCAACCGGCAGCTTTTCATTGCAACAGATTTCATGGTTCAGACCGAATACCGTTCGGCGAAGAACCTACCGGCATTAGCCCCGTCGCTGAAACGGCGCTGGGTGCAAGTTTACTGCAAAGTAGATTGGAGGCAGTATGGCTAAAACAGCGGTTACTCGATCGGGGTATTCTGTGGACACCCCGAAATACTATCTCATTCAGGCCGCATCATTGTGGGCGGACCTGGAATATGACCAGCTCAGCGGCACCTTCATCGGCACCCGCGTGGGCGCGACGGCTGGCGGCGTCAAGCTGACCGTCGATATCAAGATGCGCCAAATCGAAGTGGATGGTGTACTGGTCCCGGCTGTCGGCCAGGATCAGATTGAAAGCATCAACTGCATTGCCGAAGGTACAGTCAAGGAGATCACCGGCAAGATCCTGGCAACGGCCATGCTCGGCGCGTCCAGAGCTGCACTTGAAACCGAAGCCCCGGATGGGTACCAGGTGATCGAGATGGCGTCCAGCATCACAGCAGGCGCTTATTGCTCGAACATCGCCATCGTTGGCCAGCTCGCGGGCTCTACAAAGCCGATCATTGCGGTGCTGTCCAATGCGATCAATACTGGCGGCCTGTCCCTGGAAACCAAGGACAAGGGCGAGGCCGGTGTCGCGCTCAAACTCGAAGCCAGGGCTGATGCAAACGATGTTGAGGATATCTCAAAAGTCCTCAAAATCTTTTACCCGCCGCAGGATGTCGTTGCCGGATCCGGAACGCACCCGCTTGAAGACACCGAAGCGGTCAGCAAGACCGCGCTCGATGCCAAGATTGCAATTGTCGAGGCCCTCAATCCTGAGACCTACACGAGCTCAACCTGGGCGCCGCTGTACGTGTCGCTGGCCAATGCCAACAGCATCAGCGACAACACCGGCGCAACACAAGACCAGGTGGATTCCGCACTCGCGGATCTCACGGCCAAGCAGGCCGCGCTGGTTTCGGCTTAATGACGACAAGGGCCGGGGCAATTCCCGGCCCTTATTTCACAGGAGGAAGATATGTCTGAAATTGAAAACACCCAGGACAAACCTGTTGAGAATAAACTGACCATGCGGGCACTGGCTCCGCTGGATACCTTCACGATCATGAGGATCCTGTCGTTGATGAAAGTCAAGGACGTCATCCTGACACTATTCAAACGACGCCGAGACCTTGCCATTTTACAGCAAGCAGATATGGGTGAGTTGGATCCGCTTGCAATCGAGGAAGTTGGCGCTTCTGTCGCCGCTGAAATGGTTGAGGTAGTTATGGCCAATCTTTATTTGGCCCAGACAGACATCAACCGTTTGCTGGCAAATCTCTGCGGTGTCCAGGTGAAAGAAATTGAATCACTCGGATTTGTCGAATACAACGAGTTGATCATTGATTTTATCAGCAAGCGAGAACTGAAAGATTTTTTTACCTCTTTGCTCTCATCGAAAGCGTTTCTGAATTTACGGTAAAGGACACAATTTACCAGCGATATTCAAATGTTGAAAGCCTGCTCGAAACATTCTCGACTTTCATCGAATTTCGGGATTTTTTAATCGAGCTGTTCAACAAGAAACAGGATGAAGAGCTGTATGAGTATTACTTGCACAAGAGCCTTTTTGACTCGAAGAGTTATAACGAATTTAAGTCCGAAGTAGTAAGCCTTTCCGAACCAGCCAGCGAAGAAAAAGCCTTGGAGTATGCCAAGCAATTTGTCAGAGAAAGAGAGGTTGAAACCTGATGGATCTGTTTACACTTTTAGGCAGAATCGTCATCAATGCCGATGAAGCAACCAAAGATATCGACAAGGTTACTGACAAAGCAAAACAGTCAGACAAAGGGATATCTGACTCTTTCAAAAAATCTGAAAAGACCGTAAATGCTTTTGCAAAAGGCGGTCTTGTGCTTGCTGCTGGGGTAACTGCGGCCTACGGAACACTCACTGCTTTTGGGGCAAAAATGCTTGATAATGCCGGAACCATCAAGGACTCGGCCGATCGCGTTGGCATGGCAGCCGAGGAATATCAGAAATGGACGTTCGCGGCCGAACAAAGCGGCTTGACAGCGGAGTCATTGGAAAGCGCGATGATCAAGCAGCAAAAATCATTCGCTGAGGCTAAAACCGGGAATGAGGCGATGGCCGAATCTTACAAAATGCTCGGTTTGGACATCAGCAAGATAGGATCATCAAGCGAAGCATTTGACCTCGTTATGGCAAAACTTGGCGACATGGAGGATGAGACAACCAGGAATGCACTGGCGGCTGACATCTTCGGCAAATCCTATGCCGGACTAACCCCTTTGCTCAACGAAGGATCAACAGGAATTGACAATTTAAAACAAAAGGCGGTTGATCTTGGCGCAGTCATGAGCAATGAAACGGTTGCTGCAGGCGAGGAGCTTGGAGACAAACTTGACCAGGTAAAGGCTGCTGGTAACGGTCTGTTAAACACCCTAGGTGAGGTTGCTCTGCCAATCCTTAACCGTTTTGCTGATTGGTTTTTGACTAAGGCTCCGGAAATCGAAACAAAGGTAAAACCTGTGTTTGAGGGAATTGCGGCGGCCATTAACTGGGTAGTTCAAAACTCAAATTGGCTTATTCCAGTAATTACAGGTGTAGTCGCAGCCTTTGTTGGAATGCAAATAGTTGGCGTAGTGAGCAATATGATTGCTCTCTATACCGCTTTTGTCGGAAAAGCAACGCTGTTCCAGGCAATTTGGAATGCCGTTATGGCCGCAAATCCGATCATGCTAATTGTCCTTGCAATCGCGGCATTGATCGCGATCGGTGTCGCATTGATCATGAACTGGGACAAAGTCAAAGCCTGGTTCATTGGTTTCTTCGACAAAATGAAAGAGATTTTTGGAAAAATCGGCGAGGTCATAGCAGAACCATTCAGACGCGCGGGTGAAGTGATTAAAACCATCATGGCAGGTCTAGTAAATGTCGTGAAAGCACCAATTAACGCGATCATCAAAGGCATAAATGCATTTATTGGCGGCTTGAATAAAATCAAGATTCCTGACTGGGTACCCGCGATAGGCGGGAACGGAATTAATATTCCCAAAATCCCAATGCTAGCCAAGGGCACGGACTACTTCCAGGGCGGCACCGCGATCGTCGGTGAGTACGAGCCGGAACTGGTCGAGCTCCCCCGGGGCGCAAGGGTCACTCCTTTCAGCCGAATGGGAAGTTCGCCGGCAGTTATGAAACATGAGATATCAGGCACGGTACTGGTCAGGGCACCCGGGCAAGAATATGCCGAACAGGTCTATGAATTCGTCATGGATCGGATAGACCGTGACATGAAGCTGGCTGGTGCCTGGTAACGGAGGAAATCATGAGCAACTATCTGGCCAATACAAGCGATGTTGCCTATGAGGGCATCCTGGCCAAGGCCAGAGACAATTCAAACACCAGGGTGATTGAGACGCGGCTCTTGGATGGTTCCCACACGGTCCAGACGATCGGCAGCGCGGCCACCAAAGTGTCCATCGAGTTCCACTGTTCGCTGGCTGTGCGCAGGTTGATCGAAGCTTGCGCCAGCTCGGCGACACCTCTCAAGGTCTATGGCACGGACAAGGTCTTCACAGGTATCATCAGTGGTGGAGAGATCAAATCTGATTATTCCACGCCATCCACGTGGAAGCTGACCTTTGACCTGTTGGTAACAGAGGTGGTGGATCGATGAGA